ATGGGGAAAGTATGCAGAAACACACACAAATATATTTGCAGGGAATGGGGTATAAAAAAACGGACTTCATTCCTTGCGAAGTGTGTGGCTCACAAGCGGTAGACATACATCATATTGAGGCGAGGGGAATGGGTGGCAGCAAAGCCAAAGACACGATTGAAAACCTAATGGGATTGTGTAGGAAGTGCCACATAGAATACGGAGACAAAAAACAATATAAAGAGTTCCTAAAAGACATACACTCAAAGAATTATGGCAAAGATTAAAGAGAACAATAACAAAGTTAGCTTTGGCAAACGCAAAAGAGGTTCTGCAAAGAAGTCCTTTAATAAGCATAACCCAAGACCTAAAGATTACAAAGGACAGGGCAGATGAGAAAGCTAAACGCTATATGGCTTCTCCTAACCCACAAGGCTTACTTCCTTGCAGTATGTAAGACGGGTAAAGACGGAGATGATATGACCACGATAGGACACTATACCTATGCAATGGCAGAAACTTTGATTAACAAACACATAGCAGACGTAGACACCTACCTTGATCAAGAGGACGCAATAGACGAAGCAAACGATATAATTAACGGCATACTATGATACAAAACGTACCAATCAACACAGTAAAAGCAAACCCTAACAACCCCAGGATAATTAAGGATGATAAGTTTGCAAAGCTCGTAAAGTCAATTAACGAGTTACCACAAATGCTAAACCTTAGACCTATTGTTGTTAATGACGATATGGTTGTACTTGGTGGCAATATGCGACTTAAGGCTTGTAAGGAAGCAGGACTTAAAGAGATACCAATCATTAAAGCAAGTGAACTAACCGAGCAGCAGCAAAAGGAGTTTATAGTTAAAGACAACGTAGGCTATGGAGAATGGGATTGGAACGACCTCGCAAATAATTGGGATAGTGAGCAGCTAATAGATTGGGGGTTAGATATACCAGGTTTTGATGCCGAAGTTATAGAAGCAGAGGAAGATGATTTTGCAGTTCCAGACGGAGGGATTGAAACGGATATAGTATTAGGAGATTTATTTGAGATAGGGGAACACCGATTACTTTGTGGGGATAGTACGGATAGCGACCAAGTAGCAAAGTTAATGAACGGGCAAAAAGCTGATATGGTATTTACAGACCCACCATACAATGTAGATTTTAAAGGTCAAGAATTATCAAATACAACCAAAGACGGGATTGAAATATTAGGGCATAAAGGAGCAAATGCAAAGCACGATAAGATTAAAAACGATTCAATGCCTGATGATGAATTTATTGAATTTATGAAGGAAGTTTTGTCAAATGTTACTTTATTTAATAAAGGTGCTTGGTATTTTAGTTTTTGCGATTTAAAATTAGATTTATTATTAACCCCTTTAAAAGAAATGGGTTTTAATTGGAAATCAATTATTATTTGGAAAAAAAATCAAGCAACTTTAAGCGGCAAAGATTACAAAAGCAGATATGAACCAATAGTTTACGGCTGCCCTGAAAATTCATTTTATGGAGAAAGATACAAGCAAGAAGATATTTGGGAATTTCAAAGGACATTAAAAAATGATTTGCACCCAACAATGAAACCTATTCCTTTAATTGAGAATGCTTTAAATAATTCAAGCAAACAAGGAATGAGTGTTTTAGATTTATTTTTAGGTTCTGGTTCTACAATGGTAGCCTCACACCAATTAAAAAGAAAGTGCTACGGAATGGAACTTGACCCTAAATATTGCCAAGTAATATTAGACCGAATGATTAATCTTGACCCTACATTAGAAGTTAAAAGGAATGGTCAACCTTATGTTAAAACAGAAGCGTAACAGAATGAGCAAAGAACACTTAATACCATTCAAACCAGGACAATCCGGAAACCCAAATGGCAGACCTCGTAAGTATGTAAGCCTACTCAAAGAGCAAGGATATAAACTTGCGGAGATAAACGACACCATACAAGCTATGATGTCAATGGACTTAGAGGAACTTAAAACAGTATGGGATAACCCGAAGGCAACGATACTTGAAAAGACGATTGCAGCAGCTATGCGTAAGAGCTTAGAGAAGGGTAGCCTTTATAGTTTAGAAACTTTGCTTACCCGTGTTTATGGTAAGCCTAAAGAACAAATGGATATTCAAACAGATAACAGAATAGAGATAGTATTTGTAGACGGCAAGACAATTCTTTAATGCGGATAGAACTACCTAACGGACATATAAACCAAAAGAAAATACTTGACTGCGAAGCCAGGTACATTGTTGTTATGTGCGGTCGAAGGTTTGGCAAATCGGAACTCAGCCAGATCAAATGTATTACAACCGCAATTAAAGGCGGTCAGGTTGCTTACATAACACCGACCTATAAATTGGCAAAGGTATTCTTTGAAAAGCTTTGCAATAGCCTTCCGTTCCCTAATAACAAATCGGACTTAAACATTAGCTTTCCAAATGGTGGCAAGGTCGAGTTCTTTACGGGGGAACGCTTGGATAACCTGAGAGGGCGCAAGTTTAACCTGGTAATAGTAGACGAGGCTTCCTTTATACCTAACTTAGAAGACGGGTGGCTTAATTCAATAAGACCTACTTTGACTGACTACAAAGGGAAAGCAATATTCTTAAGCACCCCAAAAGGTAAAAACTACTTCTTTAGTTTGTTTAGCAAAGCAGAGCCCGATTGGCAAAGCTTCAAGTTCACTACATACGATAACCCATATATTGACCCACAAGAGATAGACGATGCCCGTAGACAATTACCAGAGGTTGTGTTTGAGCAGGAGTATATGGCAAACCCGGCTGAGAACGCAGCAAACCCTTTCGGCAGCCAACACATTCGCAAGTGCTTACACCCAGTAACAACAATGCCGGTTGTGGCTTATGGAATTGACCTTGCCAAGTCGGTAGATTGGACTGTTATCGTAGGTTTAGACGAAGACGGAAATGTAGCCTATTTTGACCGCTTTCAAATGGATTGGCATAATACCAAGCAAACTATCCTTAGGCTGCCTAAATGCCCTATCCTTGTCGATTCTACGGGGGTTGGAGACCCTATCCTCGAAGACCTACAAAGAGAAGGGGTAATGATACAAGGCTTAAAGTTTACAAGTTCAAGTAAGCAGCAGCTAATGGAAGGCTTACAAGCTGCCATACATCAAGGTAAAATAGGCTACCCTGAGGGGATAATAAGCCAGGAACTTGAAGTATTTGAATATATGTACACGGCAACGGGGGTTAAGTACTCCGCACCTTCAGGCTTTCACGATGATGCCGTAATGGCTTTAGCTTTAGCTTGGCAGAACTTCAGCCTTAAACGTGGCACGGGTAGGTATGCCTTCCTATAATTGCAACAAGGTTACAATAATAAATTTGGTGGATTGTGTAAAACTTGTATATTTGGTTATTATTTAATCAAAACACAAACACAATGAAAAAAGAAACCGCACAATTATTAGCAGTATTTTTAGTAGCTTGTTACCTTATTGGGCAATTACAAGACATCTACTCAAAATGATATACGCTATTTGCCTTCTGCTAATTGCAACAGGTTTTGTAATGGCAGCATTATTTGACTACACAATTAAAAACTATGACCCAAAGCACAAAAGATTACATAGACAAGTATTACGCAAGTGAGCCTATCAGCATTATGATGTCTAACATAGATGCGACCTATCTGGAGATACTTACCTACTGCAACGAGAAGGGATATGAACCTGCAAAGCGTAGATTAAGGCGACCAGAAGATAAGTCAGAAATTGGCTTTTTTGACATTGATAATTACAAACCCGAAACAATATAATATATGAAGTGGAAACATAAGACACTTGGTTGGACTGCAAAAACGTATTACTACAATGGATTACAATCTTCTATTACCTGCACTATAATAAAAGAAGAAGAACAAGTTAATATTACAATGCCAAGAGAATTGATAGATAATGATAATAATTGGCAAGAAATACCAGACGGAAGGTGGCTTGACTATTCAATGACTGCAAGAGAATTTATGGAAGCTTTTGCAATGGTAATTACAGATGGCGCAACAAGTCACGACTCTTATGTCGTAAAAAGTTTAATAGATAAAAACCTCAACAAAATAAACTAAACAAATGGAACTTCAACAAATCTTCGAAACAACAAAAGAACAAAGGGTGGAATTTACCCATCAATTAATTGAACGCTTAAACGCAGGGGAACTTGACCCGTTAAAAACACATCTCCAGGTTAAAGCCTTAGAGGATATGCTCGAAACCCTAAAGGCAAATAAGGACTACAAAGATGCCGTATTACAAG